GAGACCACTGACCTAATCAACCGTGATTGGGGTGGACGTGGAGTATATGCAGAAGGTGAAGTAATGAAGGTAGCTGGTATTCACATTGTGAAGACTAATAACCTACCTATTAGTAACATTAGTTCTGCTCAAGTAACAGCACATGATGGTAACTTCAGTACGACTAAGGCATTAGTTATGCACAAGTCTTCTGTAGCTACTGTTAAGTTGTTGAACCTTGCAGTTGAAACTGAATACAGCATCAAGAATCAGGGTTGGATCATCGTAGCTAAGTATGCTATGGGTCACGGATTTATCCGTCCTGAAGGTTGTGTTGAATTTAAAACCTCTTAAGGGAAAGGATATAAATTATGGTTGATATAGCTGATATCCAATCTCTTGCTTTGGCTGCTAATGCTGTTACTAATGTATCGTTAGTACAGCCTTATGCTGACAACGCTACTGTAGGTACATCTTTTGAAACAATCACCAACACTAATGCTGATCAGGTTCTTCCTGTCATTGCTGGTGCTGACATTGATGTAGTATCTGCTGCTGCTGGTGATGATGTTGGTTCTACAGGTGCTACTGAGGTTACAGTAACGTACCTTGATGATAATTTCAATCAGTATACTCAGGCTGTAGCTATGAATGGTACGACTGAAGTAGAAATGACTGAGCAGAATATTTCCTTTATTCAGAAAGCTGAAGTTACTGCTTCTGGTACTGGATTAGCTGCTGCTGGTGCGATCACTATTGCTGATGTAACTGGTGGTGGTGTTCATGCTCTTATTGATGCAGGTTCTAAAGAGTCAGGTAACTGTACTTGGAAAATCCCTGCTGGTCACACTGGTTATGTTCATGGCTTCTGGTATGATGTAGATGCTGTAGCTGCTGGTGTTGGTACTGCTGAGATTGCTTTACAAGTAGCACACGCTGAGTCTTCTGGAGTTGCTAATTCAGAAACTTGGCGTACTGTTGCTAAAGTAACTGTAGTAGAGAATGATAATGATATTGTTTCTGCTACTGGTGGGAATCAAAATAACAATGGTTCATTTTCCTTTCCAGGGAATATACCTTTTGTTGTTCCTGCTAAATCTATGGTACGTTTGGCTGCTAAATCGCCAGCTGCTGTAGCCGTTACTGCTGGCTTTAGTATGTCAGTACAAGGCTCAGGTTCTGGTACTACGATAACAGATAGTTAAACTGTGGGGAGGGCTAGTATAGACTCCCCTTTTTTTTATAATAAGGAGAACAATTAAATGGCAGACACAAGTAGAACTGTCACAGATATGGCAAGCAATCTGTTCCAAGACAGTCAGGCTGCTGGTTCTATCACGCCTCAAGATCTTAGAGATTTCTTAGAGACTTGCCAAGTAAAACAAGGAAGCATTTACATCAGTACAGCTGGTGCGACAACCATTGCAGCACAGGCTAACGTAACTCCTAGCTCTCTTACCAACATGGTAGCAGTAGAGACAGGTGGTACGTTTACTCTTAGTACAGCTCCTACAGCTAATGAGTTTGATATGAATACAGATGGACAGTTGAGGTACACAGGTACTCCTACTACTAATGTATTCTTTACAGCTTCAATCATGCTAGAAATTGTAACAGCTGTAGTTGACCATGAGTTAGTTATGGCTGTAACTAAAAATGGAACAATAGTAACTGGTGCTAAGACTGGTGGTTTCTGTCCAAGAGTTACAACCAACTCAGTACCTATGTCTATCTCTGGTTTTACTTCAATGGCTACCAATGATTACTTAAACCTCTGGGTTGGTAATGTTGATGGCACAGGTAATGTATTAGCAAGGATGGCTCAACTTACAGCTCACAGTCTGGTAACTTAAAATGGCGTTTATATCCTTAACACCTATGTCGGAGCTTGAAGCGGTTAACCTGCTTCTGTCTGCTATAGGTGAAGCTGCTGTATCTAGTCTGGAAACAGCTACTACAGTAGAAGTAACTCAAGCTAAGAACTTGCTTTCTAATGTAAACAGAGCAGCTCAACAAAAGGGATGGCATTTTAATACAGAGTGGGACGTAGTGTTAACTAGAGATACTGATGATAGGATACCTCTTAGTGAATCTATTCTGTCTGTGTATCAGCCAGGACAGCTCATGACTATTAGAGGTAGGTCTGGTAGTATGTTTGCTTATGATTTAGATAATAATACTTTTACTTGGACTAAAAATCTTAACAATGCTGTTACTATTACTCTCTTAGATTTCATAGATACTCCTAATACTTTTAGACAGTATGTAACTACTAGAGCTGCTAGGATATTCCAAGAAGAAATCATAGGACAAGTATCTGCTGAGACTGTTAACAGACAAGAAGAAGCAGAAGCTTATGCTGACTTATTGGATGATGATGCAGAACGATCAGGATTAAATGTAGCTTATGGGACACTAGATATGTTAAATACAACTCAGCTTCACAGGAAGTTATGGTAGATGCCCTTAATTACAGAGCAAATAAGCAACCTAATCAATGGAGTATCTCAGCAACCACCTAGTTTAAGACTAGCCTCTCAATGTGAAATACAAGAGAATGGCATGGTCACTATTGCAGAAGGTCTTAAGAAGAGACCTCCGCTAGAGCATGTTACTAAGCTTAACAACAAGACAGATTTAGATGCTAAGATTCACTTCATTAACAGAGACCCTTCTGAGAGATATGTAGTTACTATCACTTCAGACCAGTTTGATAGTGCTTTCTCTTCTTCTTTCTCTCAGACAGAGTTACAAGTATTCAGTTTAGATACCCCTATTAACCCTTGGGATGATGCTTTTGCTGCTCCATTTGGGCCTAGTGATTATAGTAGAATAGTAGCTGGAGTATCCACAGGAGAGACCTTAGAGTACATCAGAACTGCTGATGCTAGGGATAACCTAAGGTTATTTACTTTAGCTGACTTCACCTTTGTACTAAACAAAACTACAGCCACAGCTAATAGTACCGATGTAAGCTCCTCACGTGCTCCTGAAGGCATTGTTTTTATTAAGCAAGCCTCCTCTGCCACTACCTTTAAAGTCTTCTTAGATGGAGTCTCAGTAGGTGCTATAACGGCTGACGCTGATGCTGATACTTTAGTTACCAATGTAGCTACTGCTATGGCTACTGCTGGCTTTACTATTACTAAGTTTGGTAGTAGTAATGTCCATGTAACGAGGTCAGATGGGGCAGACTTTACACTTCATGCAGAGGCTCCTGAGGCTAACATGATAGCCATTAAGGACAGTGTAGTAGACTTTACAGACCTCCCTGCTAGAACTAAAGATGGCTTTACTATTAAGATCACAGGAGACCCTAGCTCAGGGACTGATGATTACTGGATTAAACATAACAACCAAGCAGATGAAGATGTAGGAGAGTGGGTAGAGACAGTAGAACCAGGACTAGCTAATGACATTGATCCTTCTACTATGCCTATCAAGATGGTCAGAGCTGCTCCTAATCCTTGGGAGGAGTCTTTTTCTGATGACTTTGGTAGACCTGCTTTTTCTGTATCTCAACTAGACTGGGTAAGTAGAGCAGCTGGTGATGAAACTACAGCTCCTGATCCTAGTTTTATTGGTGAGACCCTTAATGATATGTTCTTTCACAAGAATAGACTAGGGTTCTTAGCTAATGAGAACGTTATACTATCAGAGTTAGGTGAGCACTTTAACTATTATGCTACTACTGCTACTGATCTACTAGATACAGACATGATTGATCTAGCATCTCCTACTAATAAAGTTAGTATTCTACGTCATGCTGTACCATTCAATGAAAACCTAATATTATTTAGTGACTTTTCTCAGCTTAAGTTAACTGAGTTTGCAGCTGGTGGACTTACTCCTACTAATGCTAAACTATCTTTGCTTACTGAGTATGAACATGATAAACTAGTGCAACCTATCGTCAACGGTAGGAAGGTATACTTCTCTGATGAGAATGATGGCTTCTCTGTACTACGAGAGTTTGGTATAGTAGAAGACTTACAAGAAGAAACAGCAGAGAATATTACATCTCATGTACCTAGTTATATTAAAGGTAAAGGCTTTGAGATTATACCTCATGATGACTTTATGTTTATCTTGTCTGATGAGAACTTAAATGAAGTATTTGTATACAAGTTTCTCTTTCAACAAGGACAGAAGAAGTTAACCTCATGGTCTAAGTGGAAGTTTAAAGAAGAAGAAAAAGTAATAGGTATGACTGTAATGGATCATATAGCTTACTTTATTATTGTCAGACCTGATGGTACTTACTTAGATAAGATGTCTCTACAAGATGCTAAACTTACAGGGCTAACACCTAGTCCTACCCAGTTAAGCTTTAGACCTCTACTTGATAGATGTGTATTAATCACTGGAGTATACGATAGTGTTGCTGATACTACTAGTTGGAAGCTACCTTATCCAGACGATTTTGGATCAACTTTCAGAGTAGTCTTAGGAGCTGAATGGGTAGGTAAAGAAGGCTCACAGATACAGGGACTAACACAGACTAGCTCTACTATGCTTTCTGCTACTGGAGACCACTCAGCTTATCCTGCTGAAGTAGGTAAGGAGTATCAGTTCTTGTATGAGTTTACAGAGCCTACCATTAAGACAGAAGTACAGGGTAGACTTAGCTCCTTATCTGGTGGTATACTTAAGATTCGTAAGTTTAACATTAACTACTTTAAGACAGGCTACTTTGAATTTGTAGTTACAGCTCCTGGTAGAGATCCTTTTACCCATAAGTTTACTGGTAGAATACTAGGATCACCTTTGAATACCATAGGTACTGTACCATTTGAAACTGGTAACTTTAAGAAGTTAATATTAGCTGATGCTAAAGGATTAAAATTAGAAATAGTGTCCAATTCTTACTTACCTTTAGCTCTTACTGGAGCTGACTGGGAAGGTAACTATGTAGTGAGGACAGTAGGGAGAAGGTAGTGAAGCCGTACCATAGAGTATCACAGTTAGACGATCTAACA